ATACGATATTCTTGTTCCAAAGAACTCAGATCCTTTCGATTTTAATAATAACGATTGGGTAAAACGTATAAACATATTTAAAAAGCTAAAAGATGTTCTTAATAATAAAACTTATGACCAAGAATCTCTAAAAGAGCTAAGTATGTACTACTCTTCTAAGGAAGGAATGATTAAAGCAGGTGAATCTTACGAGTCTTATGAGCAAAAACAGCAAAGACTACAGGTACTAGGAGCTGATATGACTGATTTCTTTACTATGAACGATACTATCGTAGAGTTAAACGTCTCTTATGACCTTGTATGGCACGAAGACGTAAAGAAATTTGTACGTCATATGCGTATTTATGCAGCAGATCAATTCTTGCTTGCAGATGAAACGCTAAAAAATGCACTAGGTATTGATAAAATTCCTATGGTAACTTGGTCCACTGATCCAGATCTTATTGATTTCTGGAATGATGGCGTTGCTGATTCAGTTAGACCTATCAACAAGGTAATAAACATATATTTCTCACAAGATATTGAGAACAGAGCCTACAGAAACTTTGGTATGTTCTTCTATAATACTTTGGGAGGTAAATTTATACCTAAAGCCTTTGATCCAAGACCTTTTGGAATGTATGGACTTCCAGGAGATCCAAGAGAAATGGTTCAGCAAGTAGAGATTCAACCATTATCAGATACAACACCTCAAATAGACTTCCTAAAGAACCTTGTACAATCCTCAGTTGCACAAACACCAACTGAAAGAGGGCAAGAAGCAGGGGGAACTACTACACTTGGTGAAATACAGCTTAACCTAAAGCAATCTACAGGGATGAACTCGGTGGATATGAAGCATTATCGTAAATGCTGGGAAGATTGTGCTGAACTATTTGTTCTTATCTTACAAAATAATCAAATCACAAAGATTAAATTAGATAAAAAGGGTAATGATAACGAGTACAGATCAAAAGAAATTGGTATTGATGACTGGAATATTAAGGAAGGATATAAATGTATACCTATCTTTAAGAAAGAAAAGGATCAAGAAGACGAATTTGAGATTCAAAAAACTCAATACATTCAAGCAAACTTTGCAGATAATCCTGTAGCTCTAAAACTAGCGCGAAGGAAACAACTAGAAGCACTAGGCTGGTCAGGAGAGGATATTGAGCAAGTTATGTCCTACGATGAGCAATCAACAGGAATGCAACCTCAGGACCCTATGCAAGATGCCACAGTGGATCAACAGGCTATGAGAACGGATCAACCTGAAGAACAATTAGCACTTAATCAACCATCAATGTAATGAACATACTTCACAAACTATTAAATAAATTTAATGTAGAACGTCAGGATCAATTAAACATTGAAGAACAAAAAGAATACGAAAGACTAAAACAAGCTCTTATCGGTAGGAAACTCACTGATAAGGATGTACAGGACTTTGTATTCGGAGCAAAAGAACGCTCAATAACAAAGCTAAGGAAGGCAACAGAACTTTCAGATCGAGAACTTATCTACTGGTCAGTGATGTTAGACGTTTATTCAAATATTATAAACTTCCTTGAAATACCTGAGGTAGAGCGCAAGCAAGCTAATCAACAGGTAGAAGGATTATTAAACAATTAATTTAAAACAATTATATGGAAGAAACAAAAAAGAAAGAATGGGAAATTTATTTAGAAGGACTATTAAAACAATCTCGTCATACAGACGAAGAAAAAGCATTTCTAAAGGCTCGAAAGGAAGAAATTGATCCAAAAGTATTCAAGGCCCTAGAGTTAGAAGAAGAAGACGAAGAAATTGACTTAGATAAATTAAATATTAAGAAACTTACAGCACTTGCTGAAGATCAAGGTATTGATTTAGGAGAAGCAAAGAACAAAGAAGAAATAATCGAAGCAATAGAACAAGCAAACGCTTAAACTTTATTAAAACTTTAATTATCCAAACCTAGAAATAGACGGATAGATACAATCATTTTATATGAGTACAAATACACCAAACCTTACACCATCAAACGATCCAAACGGATTCGATGATATTACTAAGACGGAAGGAGAAGTCCTAACAGAAACTACTGAAACACCTATTCAGACAAGACCCAAGACCTACGAGGAAATGACACCTGAAGAACTTAAAGAGAAGCTACGAGCTTCATCTAAGGGAGCGCAGGCATTACTTGATGAAAAGAAACAATGGGAACTTGATAGGCAAGACTATGAAGCTAAACTAGCTGAAAAGAAAGCCAATGGTGGAGATAACCCAACATTTGAAGGATATGAGAATCTTTCTTCCGAAGAGCAAGAAAACTTACAGAAATATAATAAGAATATTATACAACAAGCAGAGCAGAAAATTATGAGCAATCCTGCAATGCAAAAAGTTGTCGAACGTGAGAATGAAGCTAAATGGGAGGAAGCGTATGCTAAAGTAGCGCACGCATATCCTGAACTAAACGAGACTAAAGAAGCATTTAAAGCTAAGTATTTTAAACCTTTAAATGTACCTGATAATATGGATACACTACTAACCGACTTTGCAAAGACACATTTATTTGATCGAGCAAGAGACGTAGCGCATCGAGAATTTGAGGAAAAGTCTAAAAGAATTGAAGACCCAGGAACACCAGGAGGATCAGGTGGCGTATCAGCAGGTGCGCAACCAAAGAGAACCCTGAAGGAATGGCAAGAAATTGCTAAAAACCCTTCTAAATTTGCTCGTCTCAGTGATGAGTATAAGGCAGATGAAGCAACTGGAAATCTAAAATAGTTTATATCAAATATTGGCGTTATTATTTATTTATTTAATTTTACACTAATATTATGGCACAAGAATTAGGAGCATTTACGCCTGTAAAATTTTCTCTAAAATTAGTAGAAGTACTCTACAATGATACTATCTACCGAATGGTAACAAATACCAAATACGAAGGGGAAATTAAAGCATCAGGAGATACGGTAACAGTCCGAACGGCTGGACGTATCAACCTTTTTGCATACACGAAAGGAATGAATTTAGACACTCAAGATCTAAACCCAACACAGGAAGATCTGAAAATTGACCAGCAATTTTACTTTAAGTTCGTTGTCGATGACGTGGATAAAATCCAAAACGACATTGACGCTATGACTGAATACGCACAAAATGCGAAATCAAACATGGAAGAACTACTTGATACAGACATTCTTACTTATGCTCGAAAGAACATTAAGGGAGAAAACGTATTAGGAACTTCATACTCAACAGGGACTGTAGCAGTTGCTGCAGACTCTGGAGTAGTAACAGGAACATCAACGGTAGTATCTGCAGTTATGGTTGGAGGATACTTTAAAGCCGTAGGACATACGACTTTCTACCTTGTAACAGCACGAGCATCAAACACTTCATTTACTATTACAGACCTTTCAGGTACTGGATATACAGGTGGAGCAATTAGTGCAGGAGCATCTTACGAAATTAAAGCAGCAACAGCAGTATCACTTACAAAAGCAAACGTATATTCATATATGGTAGAGCTTGATACTAAGATGACTCAAGCCCTTACACCAAAGGCAGATCGATTTATCGTGGTAAACGCAGCATTCGAAGGAATCCTACGTCAAGCACCTGAATTTATCCCAGCAGTGGAAACAGCTTACAATGAAGTTGTAAAAAATGGCCGAATCGGAAAAATTGCTAACCTGAACGTATACTGTTCAGAGCTAGTCAATGGAGACAATACTAACGGATATTGGTTCTGGGCTGGAACAAAGGAATACCTTGCGTTCGCAGCACAGATTATGGAAACAGCAGTTGTTCCATCAAACCTTGATCCAAACTCATTCGTATCAACCTGTAAAGGATTGATAGTATGGGGTCGAAAAGTATTCGAAGGAAACCGAGGACGAGCGTCAGTGATTCGAGCAATAATTGCTTAATCGTTATTCTCTTATATAACTCTTTCAATAGGGTTGTATAGATAGGATAGTGATAATGCTACCTAAATTGATATGAACAACCTAACTACAAAAGATATTCTAAAATTAATTCGTATAAAAATACTTGAACAAACGGATGAAGTGGTACTAGGAACAACTATTATTTCTTATTTAAACCTAACGTATCAAGATATTCAGATAAAATCACAAGATAAAAGCCGTATTGCTACGTCTTCTATTTCTATTGTGCTAAACGAAGGTACTTTACCAACTGATTTTGGTACACAACTAGGTAAACCTAAGAATCAAAACGGAGAAATTGTTTCAATTCTGGGCCTTCAGGACTTCAGGAGATCATTAAAGACCGATCTTGTCTGTACAATTATGAACGGAAAGGTACTTGTTAAGGAAGATTCTAAAATATCAAGCCTTGTAATGGACTACTACAAGTCTTATTTACCTCTCTCAGTATCACAAGACCCTGAAACTAACGCTTACTTTGACGAATGTTTGATCTATGGAGCCGTATATCGAGCCATGGAGGATATTCAGGATCACGAATTATCAATATACTTCAAAAATATTTATGACAACATGCTTGTAGAAAAAATGGCAATGTTATCTGCATATCAAGAGCAATCACAAGAAAGTACAATGTTTAATGGAATAACAATTATCTAATATTATGCCTTTAAAAAAAAGCCTGTTTACAATTCCATATGACAATCTTCAAGACCTTATTGATATAGACGATTCAAGAGGTCGATCAGTACCTGTAAATATGAACTTTATTGAAGAAGGTTTTCTAACGAAAGACACAGGTTTTTCGTATCTTTCTAATGAAGATACGGATTTAAGACATTCTTTATTTAATTTTAAGAAAACTAACGGAGAATCTTACATTTTATCAATGAGTGGAACTAAAATTCAGTCATATCATAACAAATACCTATTTACAGCAGCAACCTCAGACGTTTGTACTTCGGCAGGCCATGGGCTTGTAGATACGGATCAAGTGAACGTATTCACAAATGATACTTTACCTGCAGGATTAGCAGTTGATACAATTTATTTCGTTCGAGATGTTACAACAGATACTTTCAAATTGTCATTGACTGAAGGTGGAACGGCAGTAAACATTACTAATACTGGATCAGGAG